GTTCCAACATTTAACTTATTAAATCCTGGATCTAATACATCAACTAGTGCAAGAATTAGAACAGTTTCTGGTACAAGTGTTGGAGGATCTGAAGAATCCTTTATTGATCAAGGATTTGAGCAAGTTCAAATTAANGAATATAANGAATTAACAACACCTCGTATTGTTGCTGCAAAAGGTAATGAAGATCGTTATCTAACAAACTTACCAAGAAATAAATCATTAACAGTTAATCTTACATTGAGTAAAACTGCTTCTTCATCATTATCACCGATTCTAAGAACAGATACTGCATTCGTTGAGTTAATAAATCATCGACTTAACAACCCAATTGGAGTAGGTAATTATGCAGTTGACGGTAGAGTTGATAATATTGCGAATGATCCTCATGCAGCAACATACATGTCAACCTTAGTTGACTTAGTAAAACCTGCCACATCACTTAAAGTATTATTCTCTGCATACAGAGATGAGACTGCTGATATTAGAGTATTATACGCTCTTGATAAACCAGATGATGGTGGTGAAGTAAGATTTGAACTATTTCCTGGTTACAAAAATCTAATTGACACCACTGAAGATGGTAATGGTAATCTTGTTATTGATTCAACAAAAAATGATGGTAGACCAGATGTTTTTGTTCCCGCTAGTTTAGATGGTGAATTTTTAGAATATCAATTTACTGCAGAAAATTTACCCGAATTTACTGGTTATATAATTAAGATAGTGATGTCTGGTACAAATCAGGCAAGACCTCCAAAGATTAAAGATTTGAGAACAATTGCTGTACGATGATAAGAGTCGAAGGACACAAAAATCTATACCGTGACGAAAATACAGGTGCAATTGTCAATTGTGATGATGTTGCCTATGACAATTATGTTCGTAGTATTAAGGTATCAGAAAAGAAGAAAAATGAAATCGATCAGATGAAGAATGATATTCAAGATATCAAAGACGCATTAAAGGAATTAAAGGAGGGGATTAACTTAGTCATAAATAGTAAATAATATAGTATTGTTAAATAGATGGCAGTATATGTATCGAATATTGTAATTAATTCAGGCACAACTTTTTCAGAAACATTTACATTGGAATCTGCCAGCACTAACGCAGCGTTTGATTTAACTGGATATAGCGGTGCTGCACAAATGCGGAAACATTCTGGTGCATCAACTAAAACTGATTTTACCGTTGAAATTACTTCTCCTGTAACTGATGGACAAATAATTCTATCAATGGATGCGTCAACAACAGCGACACTTAAAGCAGGTCGTTATGTTTATGACATAGTTATAACTTCAGGGTCAACTAAAAAAACAGTGGTTGAAGGGAATGTATTAGTCAGGGAGGGAGTTACTCGCTAATGGCAAACATCAAAGTTCGTGTAGGACAATCTAATGCTGTTAAAGTCATTGCCGCTGCTTCTGGTGGTGCGATATCTGCTGAAAATGCAACCAATGTAATTGGTGGTATCGCCTCAGTTTCACAACTTTCAGTTGGTGAAGCTGCCGGAATGACTGGTGTCTCTACATTCTTTGGTGTATCTGAGTTTCAAAAAGGATTAACTGTTGCAGGAGTATCCACATTTACTGGGATCACAACAGTTAGTGGTCAAACGTTTTTCTCAAAACAACTAAATATTGCGGGTGTTTCATCATTCACAGGTATTGTTACAACATTCAATGATTTGTTTGTTGGTGGCGATCTATATGTTGGAGATGATTTAAGATTTGACGAATTTAATGCTAGAAATGGAAACATAACTGGTATATTAACCGCAGCAACATCCAATGTTACCAATAACTTTACAGTAGGTGGCACTGCAGACATTACTGGAACATTAACTGCAGGATTGATCGATGGAGGAACATTCTGATGGCAAAACCAAGTAGTAGACAAGAATTAATAAATTACTCTTTAAGGAGATTAGGTGCTCCTGTGTTAGAAATAAATGTTGATGATGATCAAATAGATGACTTAGTTGATGATGCTCTACAAATCTTCAATGAACGTCATTTTGATGGTGTTGAGAGAATGTATTTAAAATATAAGTTTACGCAAGATGATATAAACAGAGGTAGAGCAAGTGGAACATCAGGTGTTGGTATAGTAACTACTTCTGGCATATCAACTACAGTCAGTGGCATGTCCACGATGACAAATAATTTTTATGAAAATTCAAACTTTATACAAGTGCCAGATTCAGTTATAGGAATTGAAAAAATATTTAAATTTGATAGTAGCACAATATCTGGTGGAATGTTTAGTATAAAATATCAGTTATTCTTAAATGATCTTTATTATTTTAACTCTGTTCAATTACTTCAATATTCAATGACAAAAACATATCTTGAAGATATTGATTTCCTATTGACACCAGAAAAACAAGTTAGATTTAACAAGAGGCAAAATCGTTTGTATTTGGATATGGATTATGGTTCAATTGAACCAGATGATTTTATTGTTATTGATTGTCAGAGAATTTTAGATCCAAATACTTTTACGAGTGTGTATAATGATAGTTTCTTAAAATTATATCTTACAGCACTTATTAAAAGACAATGGGGACAAAACCTGATGAAGTTTAGAGGAGTTAAGTTAGCGGGTGGTATAGAATTGAATGGAAGAGAAATATATGAAGATGGCGAAAGAGATTTAGAAAATATACGTCAAAGAATGCAACTTGAATATGAGACACCTCCTCTTGATTTTATTGGTTGATGACACATGGCACTAAATCCCTTTTTTCTACAAGGATCACAAAGTGAACAACGACTGATTCAGAGTTTAATCAACGAACAGTTGCAAATTTATGGTGTTGATGTTATATATTTACCAAGATCAATTTTATCGAAAGATGAAATATTGACAGAGGTACAATCATCAACTTTCAATGATAATTTTGCGATAGAAGCATATATTAACACATATGAGGGTTATAGTGGTGCTGGTGATATCATGACCAAATTTGGCATGAGTTTAAAAGATGAATTGACGGTAACAATATCAAAAGAAAGATTTGAAGATTTTATAAGTTCATTCTTGGCAGATATGCCGGAAAGTGAAAGAGAAATTGCAACAAGACCTTGTGAAGGAGATTTAATATTTTTTCCATTAGGACAAAGAGTATTTGAAATTAAATTTGTAGAACATGAACAACCATTTTATCAGCTAGGTAAAAATTATGTTTATCAATTGAAGTGTGAATTATTTGAACTTGAAGATGAATTAGACAACATATCAGGTGATGCAGTAGAGACACTGACACAAGACATTGAAGATGAAATGACAGACTTTGGTTATATCACAAGTTTAGGTATGGTATCCTCAGGATCAACAGCAGTGTTAGGTATTACTACTACTTCAGGTTATGTGAGACAAATTATGCTCACGAATGATGGATTTGGATATACTAAAGTGCCAACTGTTGCAATCACCGCAGCACCTGCAGGTGGAGTGGACGCATCAGCAGTTGCAATTACAACATCAGTTGGAGATATATTCTCAGTTAAAGAAATACTACTCATAAATCCAGGATCAGGATATACAGTCGCTCCTACTATTACAATTCAAAGTGCAACTGCAACAATATCTGGTATTGGATCAACATCATATGGTGTTGGTGCTGCTGCAACTTCTATTCTAGTTACTGACTCTCTAGGAATTGGATCTGTTACAGTTTCTAATCAAGGATCTGGTTATGTTACTATACCAACTATCACTTTTGATACTCCAACCTCAGGCATTGGAACTGCCACTGGAGTAATTCAGATTGATGATTCTAATAATAATTTAAGCAGAGTATTAATATCAGACGCTGGTATTGGTTATACAGTAGGAACTGCAGATGCAACGGTCTCTGCACCATCATTAATTTCTGGTATTGGAACATACAAACAAGGTGAATTGGTTATTGGTTCTATATCTGGTGCAAAAGGTAGAGTTAAGAAATGGGATTCTGATGACGGTATACTCAATCTTGGTACTACAAACAAAGACTTTATACCTGGTGATATTGGAATAGGAACTGATTCAGGTGCTCGTTATACAGTTGATAGAATCATATCTGATGGATTTAATGATAAATATGATAAGGCAACTGAAATTGAGACTGCTGCAGATCAAATAATCGATTTTTCAGAAGGTAATCCATTCGGTACATTTTAATGTTAGGAACTTACTACTATCATGAAATTATAAGAAAAACGATAATATCGTTCGGAACTTTGTTTAATGACATAAACATTCGACATGATGGTTCTGATGGTACCACCTTCAGTGAATTAAAGGTGCCATTAGCATACGGTCCTTCTCAAAAATTTCTAGCNAGATTAGAACAACAAGCAGATTTAAATAAACCTGTAGCGATTACATTACCAAGAATGTCATTTGAGATGACATCAATACAATATGACTCTGCAAGAAAACTTGGTGTAACACAATCATTTAAGGCATCCGATGGAAGTAAATTAAAAAAAGTTTTTATGCCTGTTCCTTATAATATTGGTTTCGAATTAAATATTCTCGCAAAGTTAAATGATGATGCATTGCAGATTGTAGAGCAGATATTACCATTCTTTCAACCATCTTTTAATTTGACGATTGATTTGGTAAGTGAGATTGGTGAAAAGAGAGATGTACCAATCGTATTAGATTCAATGAATTTTCAAGATGACTACGAAGGGGATTTCGCAACAAGAAGAGCATTAATATATACATTAGGGTTTACAGCAAAAACATATTTGTTTGGACCTGTGCCATCATCATCATCAGGTATCATCAAGAAAGTTCAAGTTGATGTTGCTGCTGATACAAATACAAGAACTGCAAAACGTGAAATGAGATATACAGTCGAACCTGATCCAGTCACAGCAGGTCCTGATGATGATTTTGGTTTTAGTGAAACAAGTTCATTCTTCTCTGATGGTAAGACATATAGTCCTACACAACAAAAAGATGTATAATCATGGATAATCAAAACTCTGAAAACGAAATAGTAAATGTAGATGCAACTCCTGTTGATAAGGGTCAGTTGCAGAAAGTTGAAGATGTTGAAAAAGATTATTCATATACTAGAGGTCAACTATATTCACTTATTGAAAAGGGACAAGAAGCAATAAATGGTATTATGGAACTCGCTGGCGAGAGTGCAAGTCCAAGAGCATATGAAGTTGCAGGTCAATTAATTAAATCTGTTGCAGACACAACAGATAAGTTAGTTGACTTACAGAAGAAAGTAAAAGAATTAGATGAAGATTCACCAAAAAGTCCAAGTAGTGTCACTAATAATGCTCTGTTTGTAGGATCTACGTCTGAGTTATCAAAGATGCTCAAAAAGGGTTTTCTAAATAATAACGAGTCTAAGGAAGCTAAATAATATGAAGAAATGTAAACAAGGCTACTATTATTGTCACACTGATAAGAAGTGTAAGAAGATTCCTA